GCATCTCCATTTGGAGGCATCAGTTATATCATTAGATATAACTGGAATATCAGTAGAAAACATAAAGAAGCGTATGTTTCGCCCACCTACTGACATCTTCGCAAAGCGGCATCTCTCTATAAGAGAGGAAATACCTAAATCAAGAATTTAGGCAATCACCGACACATGACTCCACTTTGGGAGCTATGGACGGGATCTTCGGGATATCAAACCCGGAAACCACATCAGACAATTTCAAAATTTGTTTCCAACCAAATTTTGGAATGAAGATGAGGACTTCTACGTCACCTAGAGCACGAAGCTGCATCCTTTGAATATCGCTGGGAAAACTCAGAGACTCAATAAAGGGAATAGACTTCACTCTTTGGGCTAACGTGGCAAATATTAACCTTGAAGACGGAAAATCAGACACCTCGAAGTTGATATTCAACTTCGGAACCTTGACAGAGAACATCGCCTTTGGCAAGTTGGAAATAGCACAGTCAATGCAATTTGATCCTACCCTTCCGGGAGGAATTCGCTTTTCCAGTTTCAATTCCACTGGATTGACTGTATTGAACTGCTCCGCTTTCACTTTTACGGTTTCTCCGGGGTTTAATTCTACACCGGGCTTCTCCGTAACACTCGGTTTTCCTGAGTTTATCGGAGGCATGCTTGGACGACTTTCTGTCGTCGAAGGTTGAGGTTCGGACTCCATCAGAGTCATCACATCTGCTGACGCGAGAGTCAAAGTGAGGAACAAGATCGGAATAAACATCGTTTCGAATACAAGCTCTAGAACTCTCTAAATTGATAGTTCTTCGAACAAATTTCATCCTGTTCGCCACTAAACTAGGCAAGCTCAGAAGAGCGGACTCCAGAAACAGACATTTCTTAGTTCCTTTGAAACGTCTGTATTCCGCCAATTCGGCGGTTCTTCGACACACGTCGGCATCATTAAAAACCCACAAAATGTCACAAAGACTTTGATAATAGTCATCTAAAACAGTGACTTGAAGGTTCTTAGGACCAAGTTTTTGAAGAAGTTTCAGAGGATTGGGAACTGCTAAAACTTCTTCAGACCCATCATCGCACTCAACAACCAATAAGAACTTCGAACAAATGAATGGTTGGTTGTGAGGAAATTTTGTTTCAAAATTGAAAAGGGACACGCACAAATCCTCTTTTTCACGCGGTAAGGGTTCAATAGATCCAATTAAACTGTCATCGCCACTGGCGGCAACAAATAAAATATTTGGATTTGATAAATCATACACATAACTGAGAACACTTAATGTTACCAAAGTGTTCCCAAGGTAGGTGCATGCATCACCAGTTCGTCGCTGATAATCAACGGAAAATCCGATACCGCAGTCTCGATCTCTAATGTAACTTTTTTCATGGGAATTGAACCAAGTAGTTACAAAATGCTCCGGTATACCAAGAGCTAAGAAAAGACGAAACTGCACATCATGGTGTAATCGACCTTGAGATTTATCGAATTTTGAAAAATCAATCTCTTTAAATTCCTTCGAGTGTTTCAACAACTCGGGATTCATTTGAAAGATCTGGTGGTATTTTCCAGTTGGCACAACAAATTTTGACTTTAACACATAAAGCAACCTGACCATCGCGCACAGAAAATATGGAGAAGTCATCATGACAACTCCTTTCTTGTGATAAGTGATAGTCGCGGGAATCGGTCGTTCAATGTGGAGGTTATCCTCTTCCACTGGCTTCAAGGTGGTCTTTATCATGTGCATATACTTATCTAAAGCCACCAATGGCACCGGGCCTTTGTATTCACTTAAAGGCGGATTTTTATTTTCCAAATACTGGTTGAAGTAATGTAACTCTTCACCAGATATCGGATTCAATTTCGATAATCGAGTCTTATCAACGACATGTGTTATGAATCTAGTAACACATCGGTTTAAAACATCATCGTGATCGAAATTGCTTTGAAGTTCAGGAACATTCATATTCCTTTTCTTTATTGCCAACAAAGCTTCACGCTGTGTTGGAACCCTGTGGGACAAACCACCGACACTCATGTTTGGTACCAATCGAGTGTCAACCCCTTTTGTCCAATCATTAAATGTGGACATATCGAGGTCGCAACTCGTGACTTCCAAGTCAATGTCATGGGTTTCAACCCATTCTTGGAAGAATCTGTCGTCAACAGAGTGGTGGTGGGGGAAAATCTCATCAACCGCGGGCTTGGAATTAACAGGAAGGTCGGGGTTTAAACCTGAACTCACCCTTTCGGGGGTCCATTTCGGATAACCTCGGGAACTTTCCAGGAGGCGTAAGGAAACAAATCCACAAGCGCGTATGTCGGCATCACAGGAGATTTCCGGAGCGTTTGAAAGCTCGGCATCAACCCATACATCATTTACGACTTTACCATCATCGTCAAATGGAATTTCTTCGACCGGTTTATCAGCAATCTCACATTTTGTCGGTATATCTTGAATTGTTTCAAGATGCTCGACAAAAGAGGTATCTGATTCACTACCCCAGGAAGTACCCTCTGGGATGTGTGAAATGTTTGATATAAAATCACTCAATTCATCACGGTCGGAACAGGATTGGTCTTCATCACCACACACACGCAATGAAGTATAGTCCACGTCAAGATCATCATACGGTAAATAGAAGGGGTCAATCTCCATTATTGGAGTGTCCTTCTCTACGTAATTTGGATCATCTTCACCCAGTACTAACAACATCGTGGTGTGAATGGTGGCAAAATCAGCAAACCTGGCTGTATGTTCTATTATGAATTTCAAAAGAAAAACTTTTACCCAATCAATATAATCAGCCGGCTCAATACCGAATGACGTGCCAATGTCAATTCGTCTTCTCAAGTGATACACAATGAGGTTTTTGATAACGAGATCCATATTTCAGGAGGTTCTGACCCAGATATGTGTCAGTAATACAC